GGTATCTTTGAAGCCTGAAACTTCACTAGAGATAGCGTATTTTGAGGGGGTAACATAAGATATGGAAGCCATAAAAAAAGAACAACTTACGGCAAAAGTTCATCGCTTAATTCTCCAAGGATATGGAAAATCCGACGTAATCGAATGGATAAATAAAGAGCACCCAAAGGAAAATGGCGCGAAACTTTACAAAAAAGTTATATCTCATTTGTCAGATAACACAATCGGAAAGGCTGGGCATCTTGGCTTTTGCAGGGAGTCAGTACGGTTTTTGTATCAGAAAATGGTGGAGAGTGGAGATTATACCGGCGCGCTTCGGGCGATACAGGAGCTGGCAAAGCTCTCAGACTCATATCGAACTGCCAAAGACACGTGCATACCAGCAGCCGATGAAACAAGCGACACAATAGCGGCAACGGAACCAGGCAATTCAGAGGAGATATTAAGGCTCATCAAAGCCGGAGATGCTGCCTGAAACCGCAACGGTCATTCAACTGGCAAAAATACTGGCATGCTCAAGAAAAACGGTATACGGGCACATAAACAAGGCGGGCCTAGAGAGAGATTTAAGAAAGAAATATAACGTACATCAAGTTCTGATCGCCGTTTACGAGCACAGGAAGGAAGATAGCAGAAGAATCCCGCAAACCAGCGCAAAGGTGAAGAAATATAACCTTGAATGCGAATTGCTTGAACAAAAAATCAAAATTTTCAATGGCGAGTATGTACCGGCAACCGCGGTCGAGGACTTGCTTGAAAAGGTGGTCGTGGCGATTAAGGCTAAACTGCTTTCACTACCGACAAAAATAGCGACACGTATCGTAGGAGCGAAAAAACTTTCGGAGGCGAAAGAGATACTTGATGAATCAACAAAGGAAATCCTCAACGAACTTGCAGATCTTAACATCACTAGAACACATAGCAACAGCGAAGCTAAAGCTATTCAGCCCGCCGCCAAGACTGACCGTAAGCCAGTGGGCAGACGCAAACCGAAAATTAAGCAGAGAATCAAGTGCGGAACCCGGGCAATGGCAAACAAGTAGAGCAGAATATCAGCGTGGCGTAATGGACGCGCTCAACAATTCTGACGTTGAGATGATAGTTATGATGAGCAGTGCGCAGGTAGGCAAGACGGAAATACTCAATAATGTTATCGGTTATTTCATGAGTCAAGATCCCGCACCAATGTTGATGGTTCAACCTACACTCCAAATGGCGGAAGCGTACAGTAAAGACAGGCTATCAGCTATGCTGAGAGATACGCCGTGCTTAAAGAACACGGTAAAAGACCCGCGCACAAGGGATTCTGGGAATACGCTTTTACATAAGACATTTCCGGGCGGGCATGTAACAATGGCCGGTTCAAACTCCCCTGCATCGCTGGCATCACGCCCCGTAAGAGTTGTTTTGTGCGACGAAGTAGACAGATATGAAGGAACATCGGAAGGTGATCCGGTAGACCTTGCGCACAAGCGCACTACAACATTTTGGAACCGCAAAATAATGCTTACCAGTACTCCGGGGATTAAGGGGCTATCACGCATTGAATCAGCTTACGAACAATCGGACATGCGCAAATATCACGTACCATGCCCGCACTGCAATGAATTTCAGATACTGGTTTTCGGTCAAATAAAGTGGCCAAAGGAGCGCAAGGGGAAAAACATTAGGCATATAACAGCGCGCGCATATTACGAATGCGAACATTGCGGATGCGATATTACAGAAGTTCACAGACAGTGGATGGTAAGTAATGGCGAATGGCGGGCACAAGCGGATTTTAACGGTACCGCGGGATTTTGGATTAACGAATTGTACTCGCCATGGGTTTCGTTTTCAAACATTGCTGAAAAATTCTTGCAGGCGAAAAAGGGCGGGCAGGAAACGTTAAGAGTGTTTGTAAATACAAGTCTCGCAGAAACATGGGAAGAAAGCGGCGAATCCGTTGATGACGGCTCACTCTTTTCGCGGCGCGAACGGTATGGCCCAAAAGTGCCCCTTGCCGCTGTCTTAATAACCGCAGGCGTAGACGTGCAGGATGACCGGCTGGAGGTTGAGACAGTGGCGTGGGGAAAGGGCGTGGAATCATGGAATCTCGAATATAAGGTTTTTTACGGCGACCCCGGGCGCACAGATGTTTGGAACGATCTTGATATTTTCTTGCAAAAACTTTACACGCATGAGTCCGGCGCGAAAATGAAAATCGCAGGGATTTGCGTAGATTCCGGCGGACACCACACGATACAGGTGTACGAATATGTAAAGCCACGACAGATACGGCGCATATGGGCAATAAAGGGGCGTGGTGGCATGGGAGTCCCGGTTACCAAAAGACCATCGACACGCAACAAGGGACGCGTAAAATTGTTTTTGATTGGAGTTGACGGAATAAAGGAAAGCATTTACGCGCGTTTGAAAGTCGAGGAGTTCGGCCCTGGCTTTATGCACTTTCCACTTCAACGCGACGAGGAGTATTTCAAGCAGTTGACGGCCGAAAAAATCATTACGCGATATGTAAAGGGTTTTCCAAAACGTGAGTGGGTAAAATCACGTTCGCGCAACGAAGCGCTTGATTGCCGCGTCTACGCAACGGCGGCGCTGGCGATTTTAAATCCTGACATGAGCGCTCTGATTGACAACCTAAAACATCAGGCCGCTGAAGAAAAAGAAAAAAAGGTGCCACCAAAAAAATCATGGAAAAACGGCGGCTCGGGATCGCGGGGAGGATTTGCAAATAGGTGGAGAAAGTAAGTAACTGTTTGTAATTGTTTTTACAAGCGACTTGGATTATGATTAAAACATGGTAGACATACCGGCAAGCGAACCGGCAATTATCACAGCCGGTGATACGGTAAAGTGGACAAAAAATCTTACGCACTACAAACCAGAAGATGGCTGGACGCTCAAGTACTACTTCGTAATAAATGGCGCTCAAAATGTAGTTACGGCAACTGATAACGGCGACAGCACACATCTTGCTACAATATCGGCCGCTTCATCGGCCAGCTACGCCGTAGGGATTCATGACTGGCAGGCGCGCGCCGAGAAAGCTGGCGAAAAATACACAGTCGACTCGGGGACGATGCGGGTCGAAACAAATTTTGAAACGCAGACGAGCGGCTACGATAATCGCTCGCACGTTAAAAAGACGCTTGACGCGATAGAGGCGGTAATAGAGGGTTCAGCATCAAAAGAGCAACAAAGCTATGCGATTGGCGGAAGGAGTTTGTCGCTTGCACCGAAGGCAGATTTGCTAATGTTGCGTGATAAATACCGAGCAGAATATGTGGCGGAGCTTAAGGCCGAAAAAATTGAAAATGGCGAAGGACATTCAGGTAAAATAATGGTTAGGTTTACATAGTGGGAATAATATCAAAATTGCTGGCACGTGCCGGGTATGTAAAAAAACGCGGATATGATGCGGGTTCTGTCGGCCGGCTACTGTCAGACTGGCTTATCTCGTCAAAATCAGCAAATGAGGAAATAAAAGCAAGTCTTTCGCGGATGCGCGCCAGATCGCGCGAACTTGCCATCAATAACGATTATGCAAAGCGCTTTTTGTCGCTACTCATAATAAACGTTGTTGGTCCGATGTCCGGCGGCATAAAACTGCAAAACAAAGCGAGGGATATTTCAGGAAATCTTGATGTCTACGCAAACGATAGTATTGAGAAAGCATGGAAAGAGTGGGGCAAGCGCAAAAACGCCAGCGCGGATGGAAGGCTGTCATGGCTGGACATTCAGAAATTGGTTCTCAAAACTGTTGCGCGGGATGGGGAAATTATAATTCGCAAGGTAAATTATTTTACCGGCAATGATTTCAGGTTTGCACTGCAATTTTTTGAAGCAGACCATCTGGATGAAAATCTAAACAAAACCAATTTGCCGAATGGTAATCAAATAAGAATGGGAATTGAAATTGATAGTTGGGGCAAAGCTGTCGCATATCATTTAAAAACAAAACATCCAGGTGAAACGAGCATGGCAGTAGGTTCAAAAATGCACCAACGCATATCAGCAGAAGAGATAATACATCCGTTTATCACAGACAGGCCAGGACAGCTACGCGGAGTGCCGTGGATGCACTCTGCAATGGCGAGGATGAATATGCTTGGAGCCTATGAAGAGGCTGAACTTGTGGCATCACGCATATCAGCATCAAAAATGGGATTCTACAAAACACCAACGGGCGACGAGTACAAGGGAGACGGTAAGGATTCAGATGGAAATCTGATAGCAGAAGTAGAACCCGGGATTTTTGAGCAGTTACCGGCAGGTGTTGAGGTACAAACTTTTGACCCACAACACCCGGGAGGCAATTTTGACCCGTTCATGAAAACGGTTTTGCGCGGAATAGCCGCCGGGCTTGATACATCGTATAATGCGCTTACCGGCGACCTCGAATCAGCAAATTATTCAAGCCTGCGACAAGGTTCACTTTCGGATAGGGACGGTTGGCGGGTTACCCAGCGATGGCTAATCGAACAATTACACCGCGAAGTTTTTGAGGGGTGGCTTAAGATGGCACTTTTGACGCAGATAGTTCCCCTTCCCGTAAGAAAATTCGATAAATTTAACGCGCCGCACTGGCAACCGCGCGGATGGTCATGGGTAGACCCTAAAAAAGAGGCAGACGCAACCGATATTGGATTGACAAACCAAACGAGGACAAGGGCCTCCGTGTACGCAGAACAAGGTACGGATATAGAAGAAATGTTTGAGGAAATAAAATATGAAAAACAGCTAGCTAAAGCACACGGAATAGACCTCACAACTGCTAAAAATGCAGGCAAGGCACAAATTGAGGTACAATCGGAATGAGAATTTAAAATATAGGGAGACAATATGCCGAAAATTATAAAAAGCGGTAGGCTATACCGGCACTTCGAGCTAAACAGGGAGGACATAGACAAGGAAAATCGAACGGTAGAATTATCGTTCAGTTCTGAATCGCAGGAGATTGAGCGTTGGTTTGGGATTGAGATTCTGGATCATGACAAAAAATCAGTAAACTTGCGTCGGCTCAATAACGGCGGTGCGTTATTGCTTGAACACTCAAGAGATAGGCAAGTTGGGGTAATCGAAAAAGCCGAAATCGGAACGGGGCGAAAAGGTCGCGCCGTTGTTCGCTTTGGAAAAAGCGTTCTGGCTGATGAGGTTTTTCAAGATGTTCTTGACGGGATCAGGAAAAACGTGTCCGTGGGATACCGGGTGCGAAAAATGGTTCTTGAAGAGGAAAACAAGGATGCGCCGGACAAATACCGAGTTACGGACTGGGAGCCGACGGAGGTTAGCATAGTTGCAATTCCAGCAGACACGTCGGTGGGTGTCGGGAGAGCCGATGAGGAAAAAACGGAAATCATAATCATAAATCAAAGAAGGGAGGCAGAAATGCCAGAGATAATCGAGGACAAAAAAGAGAAACGCACTGAAGAGCAGGGAAGTGGACAGGTTGACATTGGAAAGGAGCGCTCCGAAGCAGCTGTAGATGCACGCAACGAGGAGAGATCCCGTATAGCTGAAATCTACGCAATCGGAGATGCCCACAACTGCAGAGAGCTTGCGCAAAAATACGTTGCCGATGATAAGTCGGCAGACGCATTCAGGCATGCGGTACTCGAATCCCTCGGCGCAAAGCCGGTGGAGACGCAACCAGAGATCGGAATGTCGAATACGGAAGTGAAGCAATACAGCTTGGTAAAGGCGCTTCGAGAACAGGCAGACTTTAAGGATATTTCGGGTCTAGAAAGAGAAGCGTCCGATGCAACGGCAAAAATCGTAGGTAAACCTGCCAAGGGGTTTTTTATCCCACACGACATGATGAAAGCAGGACGCGCGCTATCAGCGAGTGATGCAACGAAGGGCGGCTACACGGTCGGCACGGACGTTCTTGGAGGCGACATGATCGAAATGCTGCGCAACAAGGCGCTGGTGTCGCAAATGGGAGCAAGGACAATGTCCGGACTCATTGGAAACGTGTTGATTCCACGCATTACCGGCGGCGGGGCGGCTTACTGGCTATCGGAAACCGGATCGGTATCACAAACTGACCAGACGTTTGGACAGCTGGGATTAACGCCCAAGCGCCTGGTGGGCAATACGGCATACAGCAAAGAACTGCTTGCGCAATCCAGCATAGACGTTGAAGCCTTTGTCCGTGGGGACTTGATGCAGGTGCTTGCACTCGCAAAAGACCTTGGAGCCATAAACGGTCTGGGAGCGAACGGCCAACCGGTCGGCATTATGAATACCACGGGCATCAAAACGGTAACGTTCGGGGCCGCTCCTACATTCGCAAAGGCCGTCGATTTTGAGACTCAAATAGCCGGTGCCAATGCCGATGTTGAGGCAATGGCATATCTCACAACTCCGGCAGTGAGAGGCGCATGGAAAACCACGGTCAAAACGGCAAACCAAGCGATATTCCTTTGGGAAAAGGGGGTTGAGCGCGGCGTTGGGGACGTGAACGGCTATCCAGCTTACGCAACAAATCAGGTTCCGAGCGACAGGGTGGTATTTGGTAACTGGCGTGATTTGATTATTGCGGAGTGGGCGGGCCTTGACGTGGTTGTCGATCCGTTCACCTTGAAAAAGACCGGCCAGATCGAAATTACGATAACCTTGCTTTGCGACATAGGCGTGAGACATGCAGAGAGCTTTTGCGTATCAACCGACGCAGGTAACCAGTAAGGAGGTAGGTAATGCCAAGAATTGAAATCACTTCTAACACGGCTATCAAAGGGAAGCCAGTTGCTATCGGTGATATTGTAGACGTGGACGTAACCGACGTGCGCCTGCTTTGCGACGAGTATAAGTCCGCTGTACGGATAAAGCAAAAACCGTCTACGCCCGTTGATAACGAAGGCGATGGCATCGAGCAGGAAAAACCGGAAAATCTTAAAAAAAGAAAGGGTAAAAAATCATGAGAATGATCGATCTTCAAAACGAATTGACAGAACTGTCGTTGATGTCTGGTAGAAAGGCCTCGACTGCAAACGGAAGTAGCATTGATCTGCAGGGGTACCAAGGCGTATTAAAGTTAATACTGAATTTCGCGGCAGGGGGTGGAACAAACCCAACAATGACCATAAAAGTCCAAGACAGCACGGCATCAGGATCGGGTTTCACCGATGTATCTGGACTCGCCTTTGCACAAGTGGTCGATTCCGCATCATTGCAGGCGATAGGAGCCGACACCAGGTCTTTGCGCAGGTACATTCGGGTTGTTGCAACAATAGGCGGGACGTCGCCAACGTTCGATGGGGCGGTAACTTGCGTGGGGCAAAAGCAGGTTACTTAACGTAAGCACAGGATTGGGAGTGGGGCGATAACCCCACTCCCATATCAGCGAGGTTATAATGACACTGAAATCAGATATTGCGATCGATACAGCGATTTTCTTCGACAACAACGAGTTCGCAGTGCAGGCAACATATACGCCGTTCGGCGGGGTGGCGACGGCTATCAATGTGCTATTCGACGAAGACACTCCAGTACAAAATCCTGAAACTGGAACGATCGAAGGTGTTTCACCACAAATTTCAGTTAGAGCTTCGGACGTGCCAAATATCGGGCATAAGGACATATTTGTGATAGATTCAATAACGTATCTCGCAGTACCACCATTCATGGACTTGGAAGGCGTTAAGGAAATCAGGTTGATAAAACAGTGAGCAATTACGATACCGAAAAAGCCATAACTGATAATTTATCAGCAATCATCACGACTGCGCTGGCAATGAAGCAAGAGGACGCGTCCGGCGGGCAAGGTACAGCCGTACAACCGCTTTGTACACTGCTTTATCGTAATGTGAGATTTGAAGACCTGTTTACAGAGCGCATGTCATACAATGAGATAGGCTTTAACCTCGTGGTATCGTTTAAAGACCAAAGTATCGGCCAGGCGCGCGACAGGATGCAGTATTGGGTCGACAGGATCCGACACGCAATAACGCGGCAATTCCTGAATGTTGGGGATCTTGCGGTATCAAAACTGGTAACGTGGGTCAGGCACGAGGGCGCGGATACGGACTATGATGATGCCCCACTCGCAGTTATAAATTATCCAATAACAGTAAGATATAGGGAAACATAAAATGAAAGTACGTTTTTTGTGCGATGGAGAATCCCCGGACTTCGGGACATTTAAAAAGGGCGACGTGAAAGACCTCAAGCCGGAAGCGGAACGGTTACTTATTGCACGCGGCGTAGCGGAGCTTTCCAGCACGTCATATAAATCAAAAAAATCGGAGGTAAAAAAGGCAAATGGCTAAAAGTGTTATGTACGCCGCAATCGGCGAAGAATCATCGCGTGGAACGGCGCAGGTTAGTACGGTAGGGTTTATTCCGCTGTCAAACCCGGTGGTCCCAAATTACGAGCCGGAGGACACGAAGCGCAAGGAGGTGCGTGGTGAAGATTCAGTTCTGGGGGACACATCCGCAAGGCGAATGGGTGAAAAATGGAGCGCATCACTTGAGATTCCATTTTTCACGGAAGCGGGTACAACCGTAGGAATGATCGGGACATTGCTTAAACATTTTTTCGGCAAAGCGACAAGCGTTCAAAACGCTACAACCGGTCAGTACGCACATATCATATATCCGGTACCAGACCCCTTCGCAAGCGGCAATCTTGGCACAAAGGCGCTCACGCTGAACATGAACCTAAATGAAGGCGCGACGATGAGAAATTATCCATATATTGGCGGACGGATAAAATCAATCACGCTAGACCAGGAACCCGGACAACCGTTAAAAATAACGGTGGAGTGTTTCGGCCAGAACCGCGCATCAACCACTTCGGAACTGGGATCGGCGGCGTTTGCGGCGGAAAATCTGCGTTGCGATGCAAGTAACCTAACCGTCTACACTGGCACGATAACGCGCGTTGGTACAGCGCCGAACTTCACCGATATTACATTCGGATCCGCTACATCGTTCACGCCGGACAAAATCAGCCTGAAACTTGAAAACGGCTTTACCGATATAAATAGGCTTGATGGCAATATCTATGCGGGCATAACGCGCGTAAACGGGCAGTTCAAGGCCACAATGGAATTGACGATAGACTGGGCTACCAGCGGTTTCAATTCGGTAAACGAATTCAACAGCAGGGTTGCGGCAGTGAGCGAAACGAATTTCGCGATGCACTGGGACTCCGGCACACAGGCGGGAACCGGCGATAACCACGGACTCATTATTGACCTGCCGCGAATGCAACGCGTGGGCGGGTTGCCGGAATTCTCACTTGAGAACGATCCGATGATTTCACTTTCATACGAGGGATTTTTCGATTCAACCACAACTCAATATCTTGCAGGGCTATTGCTCAAAAACACAGCAACGGCAATTTAACAAGGAGAATTTATGGCAATTATACTATTCGAGGAAGGCGCGATTGTTGATTACATACCAGAAAGCGAGCGGGCAGAAGATGATCCTGCAATAGTTGGTATCAAGTATGTCTCTAACGGTAAGGTCAACTCCTACTCGCAAGAAATTTTAAAGAAGGCGCGACGTACAAAAAATCAGGATATATTGCAACGCATTCCGCAAGCGATGCAGAAAAGGCAATTTATCGAAAACGTCAATTATATATCAGGTTTCAGACGGCCTGACGGTACGGAGATAACCAGCATCGAGGAGTTTTACGATTCCGCGCCAGCAAACCTCATTACGGAGATAATCGGCGCGATGGAAGATTCACGCAAGCTTTCCGAGGGACAACGAAAAAACTCACAGGGGGCATCCGATTCGGACTCGCATCAAGCAAAGACGGAAGCCCCTTCAACTGCGAAAATTGCACCGAACGAGATGGGGAAACCCGCAACTGCGGAAACTGGCGAAAGCTCGGGGATAACGCTCTTGCCGTAACGGAATTTACAGATGACATATCAGCGGAACATAAGGCAAATGGCGCAAGGAAAGTTTTTCCGATTGGCGACATTAGACTTTATGAATGCCCGCTGTCATGGATAACGCAAGAGACGAACGAAATTATCCGGCTGGTGCATTTATCATCAGAATCGGGCATTTTGCCAGTCGCTGGCGGGTGGTTATGCCAGCCGTATTGGTTCGTCGAAAGCTATGAAATTTATAAACGGGAGCAAGCGAAGTGGCTAAAGAACTCAAGCTCGAAATAGTAATCGGCGCAAAAGATAATTATTCGCAACCACTTACAGCCGCAGAAAAACGAATCAAGGATTTTGAAACCTCATCAGCTTCATCGATGGGAGTAACCGTCAACGCAATGAAAAAAACCGCCGACATGACAGCAGAAATGTCGGGTGCGCTCAATATCATGAAAAAAAACACAGATGAGGCCTCTTTATCTTTCGGAAATCTTTATGGAGATGTTCTATCCGTTACCGGCGGTGTTGGCTTGTTTTTTGCGTCGGCTACAAGGGGTAGAGCAATAATGAGCGCGCTTACAGGACAACTCCTAATTGCGGGGAGAGGATTGGCGGAACTTGATGACATATACATAAAATCAAATCTGGGAGTTTTTGCATTTAACAGGGAACTATTCAAGTCAGCGAACCGGTTCCACATGCTTTCGTTAGGACTATACGTCGCTGGAGTAGCACTGGCACAAATGGATAGCAAAATGGCGCAAATGGCAGGGAGGATTGCAACAGTCGCGGCACCTGCAATAATGATGGTTGTAAGCAGTTTGAACATGTTGACATACATGGCAGGCAAGGCGGCATCATGGATGGGCGATAAGCTCGTAGCCGCCAACGATGCCGCGCGGGAAAGCTACGATAAATTGCAGTTTTCACTTGTCGCGCTAGCAATCGGAATCGACGATTTCAATTTACGCGCGGCCGGCACCACGCTAACAATGAAAGAACTGATGGGGTTCACTGCCGACCTCGCGGCTGAAACCGGTATTGCCACAGTAGAAATAAAGCGTGGAGCGGCGGGTCTTCTAGAAATGAACAAAACCTACGGACTAACAAAAGACCAGCTGATGCAGGTAATGGATAGGACAGCAAAATTCGCGGTAATCATGGACATCCCATTCCGCAGTGCGCTAAACGCGGTTGAAAGCGCGATGTCTGGCAATGCAGTAAGAGCAAGAAATATGGGACTGGCTCTTAACGGGGCGGCGCAGGCACACGGGAAGGCTGGGGAAGCCGCGACAGGTAGCGCGCGCGCCTTTCAGGTTTTCGGCGCGCTTATGGAACAAACAAAATCAACGGCGGAACGATTTCCTGAAGCACTGCGTACGGTAATAGGGCAACAAAATGCGCTGAATGCCACTATGCAGGACGTAAACGTTACGATAGGTGAAGGGGCGCGATTGGCGTGGAACCCGTTAATCAACGTAATAAATCTTTACACGATAGCACTTCGGGCAATACCAGATGAGGTATTGGGGACACTAGGCCTTTTGAGGGAGCAGGCAGGCGTGTTTTTGCAGATAATCGGTTTCACGCTTAAAATGATTGCAACGCTTGGAACCCTGTTTTTTGTCGCAAAGGGATTCATATTGATGACGGCATGGGTAAGTACCGCCGGTACGGCGATGGCGGGATTTTCTGGCATTGTAGGATTGCTAGGTAAGGCCATCGTCGGATTGCGGACAGCAATGGTGTTTTTGCGAGTATCAATGCTGGCAGTACTTGGACCGATAGGTTTGGTAATCGCAGCAGTCGGAACAATAGCATGGGCATATAAAAAATATACTGCAAGCGTGGAAGCCGCAACTTTGCAAAACGACAAACTTTTCAAAAGTCAGAAAAAACTTATCCCGCCTAACGAAGAGGCGCAAAATCAAATAGAAAGACTGATACTCTCAAACAAAAAACTTGGGGCAACGAAAGAGCAACTTCTGGCAATTGCGATCGATGAATTCCGCAAAACCGGCGCAAACACGAACCAAATACGTTTATACACGGATGCGCTGGAAGCACAGGAGGCTAAAGAAGCGGAGATAGCCGCACGCAAAAAAGTAGACGTCGAAATTACGCCGCGTGAATTTGAAGGCCCAGAAATCACAGAGGCACAGCGTTTACGGGCGGAATACGACGCAAAATTGGTAATCGCGCAGGAGGCGTCAACAATAGAAGCGGAAAGGCGCCGCACAGAACTCGATGAAAAACTTGCCGATCTTGACGAATCATTAATGACTGAAAATGACCTGCTGGAGTCGCGTTATGACCAGCGGCGATTTATTATTGATTCGGCATATAAAAATGACCTCATTTCCAAAACGAAACGCGATAAATTGATTCTTGCAATGGATGCAAAACTCGCAAAAGACGAAGCAAAACTTACACTCGGCTCTGCCCGCCTGAAATTGTCGGTAGCAACAACAGTATTTCGGAACGTAACATCGTTAATGCAGGCACTCCCAGCCGCGAACAGGGAAGCCGCAATAGCCATGATAGCGGTAGATAAGGGCTTGGCCATGGCAGAGACCTTTATATGGGCTGAAGCGGCTAAAATGCGCGCTATGGCGATAGGGAATCCCGCTCTTGTCGGAGTTATAGAAGCAATGAAGTGGGTCTCCATCGGCCTGATAGCCGCAACGGGGATTATTCAAGCAAGCACGGGCAGCGGCGGGGCGGTAGTTGCGCCAGAACCGGCAACGGCGGGACTCAGTGGCGCGGGAACGGTTAACGAGCGAATAGGCGGCGATAGCGCGTTGCTGGAAATTGGAGCCGAGAGAGCAGAAGCGGCAATTATCCCGCAACAGGTCATAGTAAATATAAACGTCGAAAACATGATTTCATCGGAAAACCTGCAGGAAATTGTAGACGAACAGGTGATACCGGCCATCAATGACGCGACAGATAGGGGGATTGCGCTGAACGTGGCGTAGGTGAACCATGGCTTGGAGTAAAATCAAATTCTTTTACGCAAACTCGCTCCCAGACTTCCTGTTCGGGGTTACGTCGACCGAATCGACCGGTGATTACGACGTCATGTATTTATTTAATATGAAAGAAACGGATTACTGGCAAGCGGCGGCAAGTGAACCCCAGTACATACAGTTCGATGCTGGCGCAGGTAACACGTACACGGCGGATTACATTGCTATCGCAGGACATAATCTAGCCGCGGCGGGAGCACAGCTTGAATTACAGCATTCAACCGATGGCTTTTTTTGGAGCAGCGCTCTTACCTACACCCCTGCAAATAACAGAGCATTTGTTGTCGAATTCACACAAATTGAGCGGCGGTGGTGGAGGGTGCAAATAACAAACTCAATCATCCCTGTATACATGGCTATCTGCATCTGGGGAGTATCAACAGAGCTGGACTATGCATCTGTGGGGTTCGATCCACACGGATTTAAAGAAAGTACAAAATTCAACATAAGTGAGGGCGGGTATGTTGCCGGAGTTCACGTAAGATATTCTGAACGCACCGTAAACCTCACTTTCAATGACGCTGACAGCACACTATACAGCAAAATCAAAACATGGCGCGACGTGTCCGGACTCAAAAACTTTTTCCTCGGCTGGGAAGTTACGAACAACCCGACTGATATTTTCTTAATGCGGCCAGACGTTAAATTTAATAATCCATTTGTGCGGGGCGGGCTGTATCGAAACATCACGCTGAAACTGCGCGGCAGGATGGAGGTGTAGGGTATGGCATTCCCCGGGAATTATATCGACGAACTCAAGAAAAACGTTAACGTACCGGATACGATTATCGAAATTACGCTTGATAGCGGGGTAAAGAAATTCGGATTTTATTCTCAATTTTCAGATGTTACGCCTGCGCTTAAATCGGTTTCGTCTTTGCGCAACAAAATAGATATCAAAAGTGGCTTTGCGACATTAGGAAAGCTCACAGCGGTTATCATAGGGCGCGAAAATTTTAAGGACATAATAAAAGACGAGTATCTTAAAAACAGGCGCGTTACAGTCAATCAGGGGTTCCTGCTTTTAAACAGATTAGCGGCTCTTGGACATGGGTACAAGTTCGGTTACGACTTCGGGCTTGGCTCAACTCAAACAAGGCAATATCCATACTCCGACTATGTCGCGACATTCACGGGGAGAATTCTGGACTGGAGCCGCAAGGGAGAAGTGCTGACCCTGTCTATTTCAGACGATATGGAATCAGCAAAGAAGAACATGCCAGTAGAAGACGATACCGGCGACCCAACGCAACAGATAGTGAGTTATCAAAACGCCAATCCGGCGGACATTATGATCAACATCCTATCAACCCAACTTGGCATCGAATCGGCATATATAGACAGCGCAAAATTCAATTCAGAGCGCGATATGTGGCTTCAGGGATTTAGGTTTCAGCGTGTCCTTGTGGACTCGGTGTCGGCAAAAACATATCTAAACGAATTGCAAACAGAATGTGGCGGATTCATTTTTCATGATGGGCAAAAACTTTCATTCAAAATGCCGATGCCGCTTACAATCGGAGAATCCGCGGTAAAAGCGTTTACCGACACAACTGAAATAATGGAAAACAGCGTTAAGCAAAAAAGCGGATATTCGGAGTTTTATAACCGCATCGTATTTTATTTTGATTATGACGAATCGGGGGGCGATAGCGCGGATAATTTCGAGTCGGTATATATCGCAATAGATGCCACCTCGCAAGGCTCTTCGGAAATGGACGAAATAAAAAGCAAGGAGATCAAAAGTAAGTGGATAAAATCGCTCACTTTTGCACAAATTGCAGACACAAACGCAAAAATATATCACGCCTCAAAAGCAAACGCTGCCGGTAACGGAAATTTTATGCACATAGTACAGCTCGATGGGACAATCACAGTTACAAATGGCTCAAGTGCGGTTGCAGGGACATCCACGATATTCACAAAGCAGGCATTCGCGGATGATAAAATCACGATTGCGGGCATTGAGTATACGATCAACACAGTAATAAACGACACCAGCCTGACGCTGACAGACGTTTACGATCTATCAACCAAATCCGGACTCACCGCAGGAATAACGGAAAAAATCAGATGGCAGGCTCCGGGTAGCACAGACTACGGCGAGCCGGTCAATATCGACAAAAGTGGAAAGTATACAAGCTACGATATTGATAAAAATAAATATGTTCGCGTGGTTGTAAATGCCGCCGGTAGCAGTAATTTTCAGGGTAGCGTACCTTTGACAACAATATCATCAACCGCGCTTGCGCTTGCGGTAGCTGATAAATTGCTCAAAAAATATCGCAATCCAAAGTCAATCGTGAACTTCAAAGTTGACATTAATGACGCTGTCCTTGCCAGCGAATTTATTAAGCCAGCCGATTATATACAGTTAACAGCTGCCGACGCGGCGGCAAAGGGGCAAGATGTTTTTGCGCAAGAGGAGATGATGATCTTATCGATACAGCCGGACACAAAAAAAAGCACGGTCGAAGTACAGGCAATCCAATCTGGATTCATCGGCAATTACGGATTTATCGGCAGTGGCGGGGCACCCTGGGATGGCGCGACAGCATCGGAAAAACAATACGCATTTATCAGTGATGGCAATGATCAAATTGGCCCGGAAAACGGCCCCGGATTTATAACTATTTAAGGGAACAAAAAATGAATGTCGAAATAAAAGAGGAAATGGTCAAGTGCCGGATGATGACACCGCCCGCGTACAGAGTGCTCAAGGAATGTCAAAATTGCGAACATAATTCGGGGACGAAGGAAGTCCGGCCTGCGCAAAACGGAATACCGGCATTTTATAGCATCATGTGCGCCATACCGACAATCGTTCTGGTTGAAAAGCTGATAGCCGCTCAACGTAACATTATTCAGGAGGTAAAATAAAATGGCGTTAACGGCATGGTCAACGATTTACGCATCACAAACCGACGCAGACAGCCCAATCAATCAAGTTTTGATGGACTCATTACGTTTAGACCTCAACCACCTGCGCGAAGTGGTTTACGGCGACGGTAGTGGAACACAGACTTTCCTGCCGCAGACGGCCACAATCACGATGGCGTAAACAGCAGAATCGTACCGGCACTCGCCGATGGTGTCGTAACCACAGCTAAAATTGCAGATGGCGCGATTACGGATTTGAAAATGAGAAATTATCAGGGGGGCGTCGCTGGTTCTAACGCTATATTTTTTAGTTTTACAGAAAAACAGCTAACGACCGGCGTTTACACGGAAGCGATTCGGGTTCGTTTGGCACGCGCAGGAACGTTAGTTATTGGATTTGATTTGAGAAGTGATTCAGCAGGAACCGCGCTCGGCAGAATATACCGGAACGGGGTGGCGGTAGGGGTCCAGCAAGTCGCACTCACCCTCGCTGGCTGGAAAACTTTCTATGAGGATATTTCAGGGTGGAGTCCAGGGGATATTCTGCAAATTGGAATATACAATGATAACGGCACTTCGAGCATGCGATATCTTTCGCTTTACGCAGACCAAAACTTCCACGATGTGGAGGTGCTTTCGACTGCCCTTCCGTTATAAAAAACTTATCAAAAAAACGGCTGATAGCCGCTCAACATAGTATCATTCAGGGGGCAAATTGAAATGGCATTGACGGCGTGGTCAACAATTTCCGCATCACAAACCGACACAGAGAGCCACCTCAATCAAGTTTTGATGGACTCATTACGTTTAGACCTCAACCACCTGCGCGAAGTGGTTTACGGCGACGGTAGTGGAACACAGACTTTCCTCACAATCACGATGGCGTAAACAGCAGAATCGTACCGTTAGTCGCCGATGATGTCGCAACTACGGCTAAAATTGTAGATGGCGCGATTACGGATTTGAAAATGAGAAATTATCAGGGGGTAGATGCGGGTTTGAACGTTATATTCTTTAGTTTTACAGAAAAACAGCTCGGAACCGGATCATTTTGGAGGGAAGCGATAAGAGTTCGTGTGGCACGTGCAGGAGAGTTAGCTATTTCATTTGAATTCAGAAGTGATACGGTGGATGTAACCTCATTCGGTGCGGTATTCAGGAATGGAGGGATGGTGGGAGGTGCGCTACCCGCATACAGTGAAACTGGCTGGACTTTTTACATTGCGCCGATTCCGGGGTGGGTTCCCGGCGATATTCTGCAAATTGCTGTGTTCAGTAATCCTGGTGGTCAAACATCAATGCGCCGTGTGACGCTTTACGCAGACCAAAACTTCCACGATGTGGAAGTGCGTTCGACGAATCCTGCGTTATAAAAAACTTATCAAAAAAACGCTTGACAATTGTTGAGTTTTCCGATAATCTTTACTCACGATGAAAAACATGATTATCAAACTGACTGTAGAAATGGGGCGGGGCACGTCCAAAAGATTGTGTTTTTCATCGGATATTTTCTCAAAACGTACTCGCCCCAGCTTTAAGTTTTTAAGCGGTGGTGTCCAATCCTGTTTCAGACGCATGATTGCCATGGCCTGCGGGCAACGCTGTAGGCCGGACACCACCGCAAAATTAAACACAGTAAATTAGGAGAATAAATCATGAACATCAAACTTGAAACGATCTTAAGCGGGATATTCGGCAATGGCGAAAACTCGGTGCCCGAAACTATGACCGCGATTCTTGAATATCTCGAGGGCGTGGCCGAAGAGGAACTGCGCTACTTTAAAGACGATGAAGACGATAGCATGACTGAAAGTTATGAGAAAGTTTTTGCGCATCTGCAAAACGCAAGGAAGGCGATATTATGACCCCACTAACCGAGTACCTTATCACACTAACCCTCCTGTCAATCGTTGGAGCGGTTGCGCTGGTCTGGATAGCGATTAACGATACAGATGAAGAGGAGGAATCATGACAGTACAGATTTTGCTAACTGCGGCTTTTGCTTTGTCGATAATAGC